ACAGAGTTATCCCAACTCACTGACAAGGCGCTGAATCGCCTGTCGAACGAGCTGCAGGACGTAGGAGGTAGACGAGGGCCGCTGGCGCCAGCGTCGGTTCACACGTATATGCGGGCGGTGAACCATCTCCTCAACTGGTATCGGGCCACTGGGGAGGAGGCCCCCGGCCACGCCCAGCTACCCAGGATCCCGAAGCGTCTGGTAGATGTGCTGAGCCGAGAAGAGATCCAGGCTATGGAAGACGCCGCCCAGACCGAGCGCGACAAGTTGATCATCCGCCTGCTGGCAGACACCGGGATGCGCGTCGGGGAGCTGGTCGCGCTGCGATCGCAACCACTATGTGAAGGTGCTCGGGAAGGGCAGTAAGGACCGCCTGGTCCCGGTGCCGAGGCTATATCGCCGCCTGGAGCGGTACGCAGAGCGACCCGAGAACAAGGCCGGCTCAACCAACCCTCGGCTGTGGCGCAGCCTGCGGAATGATCGCCACACGGGCGTCCGCGAGCCTCTGACAACGTCGGGGGTGGCCCAACTTCTCCGGACCGCCGCATGGAACGCGGGTATCGAAAAGCGGGTCTATCCCCATCTCCTGAGACACAGCTTTGCGACGTGGCAGTTATCCAGGGGCATGAACCCAATCCAGTTGGCCCAGATTCTCGGGCACTCGTCGCTGGCCATGATCCAGACCGTGTACGCCCACCTGAGCCCCCAGGACGCCCACGCTGCCCTGCTCAAGACCCTCACCGAGGAGGATGCGTGATGACCCGAGACGACTTCGAGGCAGCCGTGGCCGAGTGGATCAAGCACCTGGCCATCCGCCGGCGCCTGAGCCCTAAAACGGTCGTGTGCTACCAGAGCGACCTACGGTGTGCCGCCCGACTGCTGCCCGATACCTTCCAGCCGGATCAGCTGATCGAGTTGCTGGCGCCCCGGATGAGTGCCGAGGTCACCCCCAGCGTCAGGTACAAGACCTATGTGGCGCTCACGCAGTTCTTTCGCTGGTGGCAGGGCAACGGCGGGCCGATAAACCCGCTGGCCGATATGCAGCCGGTCAGGCGGTCGGACGCTCGGCGACGGGGAGCGACCAGGACAGAGATCGAGGCCCTGGCCGAACGGTTGGCGGACCCGGCAGTCTCGGACCGCGACCGGGCGATGGTGCTGCTGTTGACGTGGAACGGGCTCCGGATCGGCGACGTAAAGGCGCTGCTGGTCGAAGACGTCGACCTCCCCGGCCGGCGGATCAGGTTACGGGCGGGCAAGGGTGGCCGTGATGAGTGGCTGACCCTCGGTGAACCGTCCGCCATCGCCCTGGCAGCCCACCTTCGGCGTCAGGCAGTCACCGGCCACGTCTTCGCCAGTAGCCGGCGCGTTGCCGCCCAGGGGTCAGGCAGGAAGCCGGGAGACAACGCTCTGAGCTCCGAGGGGATACGCCTGGCGTTCAGGCGGGCCGTAGGGCCTCAGCTGCAGCACCTCTGCCCGCATTCCGGGCGTCATACGTTCGCGACCAGCCTCTTCCGCACCGGCGCCGACGCCAACCTGGTCCGCCGGATGATGCGTCACCGGAGTCTCAACGTGACCATGACCTATGTCGACGATGATCCCGACGCGGAGCGTGCGGCCCTGGCCCGGTTGCCTGTCGGCGACTCAACTGCATGTGTCGCAAATGCAACAGATGCATTTACTCGCCGGGGCGACTCAACTGTATGTGGCGCATTTGCGCCACGTGCATTTCGGACAGGAGGACCGTCACCGCAGAGCAACGGTCTGGCGGGTTCGGACATCACCCCGAGTCAGGATGCCCCCTGGACGCAGTTAGTCCGCGGGATGCTGCCCTACTTGACCGAGCGGATCGAGCTGGTCACACCGGAGGGGATCATCGAGGGTTGGGGCCCGTTCCGGGAGTGGCTCGAGAGCTACCTCGAGGATCACCCAGAGCAGAGAGACGCGCCCCGGCCGCACCCATTCATCTACAACCCGCCGCTGGGCGGTGACCCCGTCGAGGTCAGCGGGCACACCCTGGGGATGATGCTGGACCTGGCAAAGATGGCCAAGCCTGACCCTGACGGCTGGTGGCCACAGTTGCTATTCGACATGGCCGAGTCAGCGGGGATGACCGGACCGCCGACCTTGACCCTGGTTCCGCCGGAGTAGGGGCGATGATTCAGCGGGAGAGAAATGGGAACTGACCCTGACCTGATCTGTGCCTTCTGCGGGGCCACGGCCGAAAGGTCCGGTGGCTTCTTTTTCAACTGGTGGGGCAAGCTGTACATGCTGACTGTCTGTGCTGAGCACGGCGCGAAGCTGGGGTGGTATCAGAATGGCCCGCCTGACCAGCATCTCGACCTTGCTGCGGCTGTCGGCTCACCGTCCTATGGCTTCGTGCTTGCCGATGATGGCACCACGGAACGAATCGGCGCGGAGGAGATCACCCAGGCGATTCTGTTGCACCGCGGCGGCCACCGGCAGAAACTCGGGGGCCGCGCGTAACTAGACCTCCCGGCCGCTTCCGCGGCAGGCGCTCAATGACCGGCCCCAGGTCCCGCCTCGGCGTTGGTGGCGGCTGTGCCTCGCGCTGGACGCGCTCCCGGAGCACCTCGATGATCTCGCGGTCGCGGATCTCCAGGTAGACGCCGGCGTCAGTCACAGCCGGCTGTACTCCAGCACCTTCTCAAACAGGCGCACCGCAGACAGCGCCTCGGCCACCTGCTGGCGCACCTCGTCCCCGGCGTCGGCCGGTAGCTCGCCCAGGGCCGGCACGGTCACCTCGATCTGGTCCAGGATCGCCGCCGCACATATCGACATGCGGCCCAGCAGCGGGCGCTCCAGCGCCAGCGGGTCTCCGCTGCGCACCAGCAGGCCCACGGTGTGGAGATCGCCCATCAGCCGCTCGGTCAGGGTGACCAGCCCGGCGGGTGCCTCGGTGGCCGCCTGGGGCATCACAGCGCCGCGTCCGCGGCCAACAGGGACTTGTACCGGGCACGCTGGGCCAGCACGCCCCTGTAAAAGGCGCCCTCCGGGCAGGCGCAGTCGCCAGAGACCAGCCGCCGTATCCCCTGGGCGATGGCCTCGTATTTGCTCTCTGCGAAGTAGACGATCGGCCCGACAGAGTCGCGGCGCAGCACGTCCAGTGTCCCCAGCCAGCAGGGGTCTACGCCATCCTTGCCCACGCTGTGACGTGTCCCGATGATGTGCTCGGCGCTGTGCGGGCAGTAGGCCCGTACCGAGGTGAAGATGCCCCAGTATTCCTCCGGGTCCAGGTCCATCAGTCCTCGTCCTCGATGCCCAGGTTCATGATCCTGATTCGGGGCTCGATTCCCGGCGCCTCTTGCTTGCTGCATTCCCAAAGCACCATCGCGCAGGCCAGGGCGCCGTCGATGTTCTTGGGGCTGTGGCTGGGCTTGTCGATCCTCCAGCCCCTGGGCGTCTGACGGGCCACCACGTTGCGGACGTGGGACAGCAGCGCGGGGTCGCCGTCGTGGGCCACGTTGCCATCCTTGACCAGCTCGAACATGCACTGCGCCGCGGGCACCAGGCGGCTCAGGCTCTGGGGCCACTCGATCAGGTTCAGACCTTCCGCGGTCAGGGTCTGGGCGCTGCGCAGGAAGCGGTTCGGGTCGTAATAGATGGCCGGTCCGCGAAGGCTGCGCCCGCCGGCGTCCCGCATGGCTGGACGGGGAAACTTCTGGGCCAGCTCGCGGATAAAGTCCTCGATCTCTGACAGCTCGAATCGCCACCGCTGATATGCCGTGCTGCCGACCGGGTTGGGGTTGTCCCAGATCTTGGATCTCAGCACGTACTTCTCGCCGATCTTCTGGCACCAGACCACCGCGCTTGAGTCATGTACCACGCCCACGTCAGCGGCTGCCCACAGGGGCTTGTCCGGGTCCAGCTGGAGGTCTGACTTAAGGCCAGGCCACAGCCCGGCGACTTCCCACTGTGACTCCTGCGCGGACCAGCAATTCAACATGTACCGCTTGGCCTCAAACAGGGGCATTTCCATGGCCCGGCTGACCACGCTTTCGAGGTCCAGGAAGTCACCGGCGGCGGGGTTGGCCGACCTGATCGCGTCCCGCCATTCATCACGGGTCTTCGGCTCAATGTCGGGGTCGGCCGAATGCCAGAAGCAGAGGAAGCGGTCATCGACCTCGCCGGCGTTCACCTTCAGGCCGTGGTCGTACAGGCGCCCCAACAGGCTCTCAGGATCCCAGCCGGCGGTGGTGATCCCGAGCGTAAACCCGCCTTTTCTCTTCGCGGTGCCGTTGCTCAAAACGAGGTGAACACGCTCGCGGTTGCCGACGATCTCGTGGAGCTCATCGAAGACCACGCAGGTTGGGCGCGCCCCGTCCTGTTGACCCGCGACTGCCGCCACCCTGTAGGCCCTGCCGGGCTCATTTCGGAGGTTGATCTCGGTGTCATGGACGTCGGTCAGGGCGGCCAGGTCGGGACTCTGCACCATGATCGCCCGGAGGTCATCGAACAGGAAGCCCGCCTGGTCGAAGGACGACGCGCAGACCGCGACCTCGGGGGCCGTATGGACGTTGCCGCACAGCTCATAGGCCGCGATGGCCGCGCAGAGCTGCGTCTTTCCGCCTCCCTTTGGGACGCCCAGGATGGCCCGGTTCCAGTACCGGGTGACGCCGTCGGCCTCCACCTCATAGAGCGCCCGGATAAAGTCACGCTGGAACTCCCGCAGCACCAGCGGGGCGCCGTACTCGTCCCCGGTGCCAAGCCTGACAAAGGTCTCAATCCACTTGATCACGTAATCGCCCGTGGTCGCGCGGTTGGACGGCCTGGGGAAGCTACCCACCGTCGAGGACTCGCTTTCTCAGGTCGGCGGTCGTGGTGGCCGCCTGGGCGAACGTCAGCCCGAGCTTGGCCCGCGCTCCCGGCGTCAGTCCGAATGCCTTCTGCAGGTTGCCGATCTCCACTCCGAATGCCAGCGCCACGGTGGCCGCACCGTTCACCCGCTCCTGTCCGGCAGCGCCGATCACTGTGCGCTGTCGCCTGTACGCCGCCAGGGCGCGGCTGCGCTCGTCCATCAGCTCATGCAGCATCCACAGCGCCGGCAGGTCGGTGGGCAGGAACGCCGAGGCCAGCGGGGAGCCGACGATCACCCGCCAGGCATCCTTGGTCGACTTCAGCCACGTCCTGGACGGCTCCGGGAAGGCGACCGCGTCGGCCTGGGCCGGGAGCTGGATCACGGTCATCGGCTCACCCCGGCGAGGGCGTGTGTCGCCCTGGCTACGTGGTCCCATCCGCGTAGTCACGAGGCGACGTCATGCGCCGCTCCAGCGGGGCAGATATGCCGAGACAGGTAGTCGTGCCGATCGGGGCGGTATTCGAGCAGTCGGTTACAGGGGTCGCACAGTATCCCGCGGACGCTACCCCGACGGTCGATGCCTTGACAGTCGTGGCAGTGATCGACTGATAGCGCGATCCGTTTTCCAGCCCTGGTACTGAACTCGGCCGGGCAGAGGGCGCAGTGGCCGCCCTGGTCCGCCAGCAGGCGGTCGTATTCCCCTTGCGACAGGTCATATTTCAGTCGCAGCCAGGACGTTCGGATCTTCTCGGCGTTGGCCGCCACCCAGGCGCGCCTGTAGGCCTGGAAGTACCCGCGGTTTGCCTCGTAGTAGGCCTTCGACTTCTCCGGGTTTGCCTCGCGGTAGGCGTTGGCGTAAGCGCGGTAGTTGGCCCGATAGCAAGCCTTGCAGACTGACCCTCTCCCTTCGTAGAACTCCGCTTGCGGGTAGGTGGTCAGGCACCTAATGCAGCGCTTCAGGCCGGCGTCGGCGAGTTGGCGCTTCAATTGCGCCGCCTCCAGCCCATCAACGGGTATGTAGCGGGATCGGTGGTAATCGCGGTGGCAGGCCCTGCAATCCGGAGCCAAACCGCCGCGCCCTTTTGAATGCTTGGGGAACTCCGTCAGGGGTTTGGATTCACCGCATCTTGCGCAGGCTTTCAACCCCACCGCCGCAAGTTCAAGTCGCCTGAGCGTCCTCTCAGACATCACTGTTTTTTCCTCCGATTTTGCAGACAAGCCAAGCGCACCAGGTTCGTTCCCGACAGGCGGCTCGCTTTAGAGATTTCAGACGGGTGGGGGTGCGTGAGCACCTCACGGCGGCGCTGTGCTGCCCCAGGTGGCTGATGGTCGCGGAGTCCGTGCCGGAGTCGGCATTCCACCTCTGCCCGCTGCCTGCCTGCTCGTGTGTGTGTGTCGTGTTCATGTGCGCCCACGCTTGCCGGCATAGGCCTGGTTACCCCTCATCCGCTGGCAGGGGCGACACATACGGTGTCCCTTCGGGCTGACGTACATGTCGTCGGTCGAGTGGCCCCGCTTGCAGGTGCCTCTATGGGTTAGGGCGCTCGGGTGTGTACTGCGGAGGAAGTTCTCTCGGGGTGTGACGGCCTCTAGGTGTGCCGGGTTGACGCAGACCGGCACGCGGCAGAGGTGGTCAAGTTCAAGCCCTTCTGGGATTGGCCCCACCAGCAACTCGTAAGCCAGGCGGTGCGCATAGGCACGGCGTTTCCCAGAAGTAAAGAACAGACCATATCCCTGCGGCATGGCTATCGCGGCCGTCCACAGCCAGCAGGTATCCGTTCGGTTCACCTTCGCCCAGAACCTCGCCTCAAGGTTGGGCCGTATGAGTTCAACAGTCCCGGTGTAGGACCAGCGTTGGTAATGCAGGCCGCAAAGCCCGCGAGCGTGGACGAAGCCGGCGCAACCCTCAACCAGGCACGGGTTGCGTGTCATCGTATTCATGCGGTATGGACCCGTTTGGCATTGCAGGACAGGCAAATCACGCGGGTGTTGGATGGCGAGTCATCGCCTCCCTGGAGGACGGGCACCACATGCTCGACTGAGGGGGTGTGCAGTGGTGGCACCATCGCTACCTGGCATAGGGGGCAGGGCCAGCCGAGGTATGCCCTCGTTGCCCGCTGCAGCGAGCGGTACGTGGGCGTGCGGTAGTGCGCCGCGGGATCGTGGTCTCGACAGTAGGACGCATCTGAAACCACGCGACCACAGCGGATACAACTGCGCCGGGTCACAACGTCTTTACGTGAACGCCGGCGCTGACCTGGGCGGAGACCAGCGCATACGGACGAATCCGGCGCAGGCGTGTCGCCGGCCTGCGCTGTTTCCCGGGTCGTATGACCGTCACCGTTGTGATGGTGGTCGTGGTAGTGGACAGGGCTTGATCGCGGCCGAGGACTATCCCTGACACGCGCCACCCGCCCGCCTGGGCGATCCATCGCAGCGTGAGATCGGCCTCGTTTATGCGGTGTTGCGGCAGCCTCGACTCCAGGTTGATCGTGACGGTGTCGTTGTCGTTGTAACCCCAGCGGACCAACCGGAACTCGGCCAGATAGTTGAGCCGCCCAGCCGCGAAGTCGGCCCGTGCTTCGCCCACCTTCTCAGGCACGACCAGGTCCTCGAACGCAGGAACATCGGTGTACCGGCTCGCGAACATGTATGCGCTTGCGATATCCGCCGCCGGGTGTAGTCGCGGCCCGCCGCAGGGGTGCCAGCCGTCCCATTCGTGCTGAACATCGCGGGTGTCCTGGGATATATCGTTGTTGGTCCAGGTTGGCATACGTCAGGCGCCGAGCGCGAGGACGGCGGGAGCTTTCGCCCCCGCCTCCACTGGAAATACCGACGTCACGACGCCGCTTGCTGGAAGTACGCGATCGGATGCGTTCCCCCGTCCAGGACTGCGCCATCGGCCCTGGCGAAGCAGATAAAGCCGACCTCAAATGAATCGGCGAATCGCTCGCTAAGACGAAGGACCGCCACTGGGCCGGCGTCCCTGATCACATACTGAGACATGTCCCCGAAGAGGACCGCCTTACTCGACAGGCCGAGGGCGGGCATATCCGAATTGAGCACGATCGGGTATCCGAGCAAAGTGTCCGGCGTGAGGCCGGCGAGGCCTGCCTGGTAGATCGGACGCTGCTGGGTGTCGGTGAGCTTCTGCAGCACCTTCAGCGTGGAGTCGTTCATCATCCACGCCGGGGTTGGCACCATCGACGGGTCATCGCTGATATCGCCGCTCGAGAGCAACTGGCGCCCACCACGGTAGGCGGCATCCACAGAATGTTCGAGGTCCACCAGGTCGGCATACAGGATCGTCTGACCCGCGGTGCCGGTCTTGCCGAGGAATGCACCCGTCACGATGCCCTGAGGTTGATTGGTCCCTGTACCCGTAGTGAAGTCGATGTTCTGCGCCCGGCCGATCCTCAGGCCGAGTTTTCCGGCCAGGTATGCCTCGATGGGAAACTTGCTGTCCTGGGCGAGGGCCAGCCCGACTTTGACGATCTTCGAGCTGTAGGTGTATGCGCCCAAAGTCTTCGAGGTGAACGTGGTGTCCAGGGTGGTCGCCACGGTGTTCTCTGTGAGGCGCTCGCCCACATTCGCGGTGTCGTTGTCCATTGGAATTGGCATCGGCGAGCCTGTGTCAGTTTGGAAGACAAATGCCGCCTTGCGCACGCCGGATAGCAACTTCTGTGCCTTCACAACACGGTCGAAGAACGCCTGGGGGGCCAGGTAGCCACCGACACCACCGGTCACGGTGCCGAGGTCGCGCTCTTCCTGCTGGGAGAGCTCCCGCTGGCCCAGGTCGAGGACGTTCCTCTGCGTGGTCGGCATCCTCCTCAGCCCGTTCCGAATGTAGCTCCGAAACGCGGTCGCATAGAGAGATGCTTCGCGCTTTGCGTCACGGGCGTCCTGCACTCCCTGGCGCTGCGAGACCATTGCAGGAATAAAGGCCTGCAGCCTCTTTTCCTCCTGGTCATTCGCCGCGCGCTCGGCGCGGGCTACCCCGGCGTCCCGCGGGGGCATGACGCCATGGCTGACCGCGTCAGGGTGATGCATGCCACCGGGCTTGTAGAGGTCCGCGTTCGAGATCATCGGGGGCGTGCTGGCGGCGCGTCGAGCGGCCAGCCATTCGTCTTTTGCCTTTTGGGTGAGGGGATCGATTGTCATGGTTTCTCCAATTTGTAGCCCGGCGGGTGCCGGTGCTTTGTGGGGGGATTGCGATTTGTTGTTGGGTGGGTGAGGTTGTTTTTCCTGCCTTCAGCGCACCCCGTTAATTAGCTGGTCGAGGACGGCAAGCCGGCGTTGGCGCTCATCGAACTCCGTGTTGATGGCGTCCTGCTGGGGGGTTGGTGGTTCCTCGACGACCCAGGGCGACTCAGGGGCCGGCGGCGCGGCTGGCTTGTTGGTCGCCCGCTTGCCGCGAGCTGCACGGATTTTCTCGATCACACGGTTACCTCCTGGGTTGGGGTTGTCGGAGAAAGTGCCCAGGCCGGAGCTGACGCCGGAGAACTCAGCGGACCGCCCGGCCTGGGCAGCCAGTGGGGATTGCTCATACGGCAATGAAGAGTTGGGGGAGGGCTTCGAGCTGGTGGTAGAGCACCAGGTATGCGTCCTGAGTCGCTTTGGCGAACACTCGGTCCTCCTCGAGGTAGGCGTCCTGAGCCTGTTTGAGTTCGGGTGTGTAGGGCTTGAGCTCGGGCCGTTCGCGGCGAACCCGATCCGCCGCCCACTGCCGCAGGTCCTCATACGTGACTCCCGTGTCCCAGCGCCACGGCACCAAGGCCCGCCGTAGCTCGTCCCCCGCCTGCCAGACAACGTGCAGGTGTTGCGCCGCCTTGGCGCACACGGCATCCGGGTGGTAGTTGACGACACCCCACGCCTGGCCCTTCAGCACAAAGCCGGCGTCCGTGTCCTCGATGAGGTCCTCGTCTTTGAGTTGACGGAACAGCGATAGCGTGACCTGACGGCCGTTGACCGTCATGGTCTTGATCTCCACGGCCGCGGTGCGGATCTGCGCCTCTTCGACGGTGATGGTCATGGTCATTGGCTGTCCTCCCTGGTGGCGGTCGCGGGTGCGACCTGGCTGGCTTGCACGAACTCGATGACGCGGCGCCGCGCCCAGCACTTCCGATTGCCGAAGCGCGACATACACGTGTCGCACTGGAAGTCCATGAACGCGAAGCCGTAGCTCACTTCGTGGTGGTAGTCGCCGGCGGTGGAAAGCACCTGCCACTTACCGCCGGCCAGCTCGACGACACGGCGCCGGCGGCGGATCTCAGCGCGGAGAGCGGCGATGCTCACAGCAGGTTCCCCTGGGCCGCGGGGATGCCGAACCGCGCGCGCTCGACACAGTTGGCGTGAGCCCACTCAGATAGAGCAGTGCGGAGATGCAGCGCGTGAACGCCCTTCGCCCTCCGGGGCGCCCAGCCGGTGTGGCGCTGCAGGACGGTGTCGTCGGATTCCGGGTGGACGGCCTGGCGGCACAGAGAGCACATGATGGTCGTCACGCCCACTCCCTCTGGGGGGCTGTTACAGATCCCCGGTGGCCGATGCTGAGGAAACGGTGAGGTGTCGCCTTTGTCGCGTTTGTCGCGTGTCGCCTAGGGTTTTTAGCCTCTAGAAAATAGGTACTACACGCTTGTGTATGTCGCATTACTTTGTATTGCTTATGTGTCATACGTGACGTGTGACAGAAGTTCTTTTTGTCGCCTAAGCCCTTCTTGAGCGCTGCCGAACCAGTTACGCGACAGGTCGTCATGCGGGGGCCACAGTCCAGTCAGCGACGCCTGTTACAACCAGGCCGTGAGCCTCGGCGGTCTGGCGGTAGTCACGAGCGTCCTTCGCGGACCAGTGCAGGCTTCGGCACACGTCGCGGTTTGTGGCTGTACCCCCGTGGGCGCTCAACCAGCGGGCGACCCTCCTGGCCTCACGGATCGGCAAAGAGTCGGACAGCGAAGCGACGGTCTCACGGACGGCGACCCGCGATGCTTCGACAATCTGGATTGCCCCGAAAAGGCCGGCCTCGGTGATCGGGTACGTTGTTTCCATCACGGTCCCGTCCCTGTTGCCCTCGGTGTATGAGAGCAGCATCGCCAGCTTCAGGACGTGCTCCGGATAGCGCTGGTAATAAGGCCCGAGCTCCTCTGACCGTTCCTCCGCCACCGCCTCTCCCCGTAGGAACGCCTGGTACTCGTCCCAGCGGTCCAGTAGTTCCCGCGACCACTGCGCCGCTGCTGTTTGCTCCCCCTGGTGCCTGAGCTCGGCCAGGGTGACGACCAGCGAGGCCCGCCCGCTGGTGACTGTTGAGTCGGCCATCTCTGACGCGGTCAACTCCCGCTCGGGGACCAGCTGATGGATGTGCCGGGCCATGAAGCCACCGCCGATCAGGGAGGGCTTGACGACCGAGGCGAACATGTCCGGGGTGATGCCCGCGACCAGGGTGAGGCACGGCAGGCTGACTTTGACCGTGCCGCCCGCCTTGGTGCTGGACTGCACCGGATCGCCGTCGTACAGCTTGATCAGGCTCTCGCCGGCGCCCGCCATGTAGCCGGGGTTTTGGATCTGCCTGAGCAGGCTGGAATACTCGTCTTTGAACGTGACCCCGGCGCCGCGGAAGACCTGGCCGCCAGCCGCGAGCCGATCGGCCGCCTGCTCAGGGGTCAGGTCGCGCAGGAGCTCCATCAGGCTCTCGGGCGTGCTGGTTGACGGGAGCAGGCGGTCCGCCGCTGCGTGGTAGATCAGGTCGCCAGGCAGGGCCAGGCGGGTGGACTTACTGGCGCCTGACGGCCCGACATGCAGCGTCCAGAGGTTGGCCCGTTTGGTTGCCCATCGCATCTCAGAGACCAGGCGGGACCCCACCGCCGCGGCCACGCAGACACACCCGAGTAGTCGTTGCTCGGAGGCTGATGTGTTGAGCCGATGAGCTGCGTAGTTTTCGAAGTCGGAGATGAAGCCGAAGTCCGTGGAGTCCGCTACCTGGATCTCCGCCAATGAGAGTGCCGGGGCGGGTGCCGGCAAGGCGGCGGGACGTCGGGCAGCGAATTGCCTGGCGGGAACGGTGCTGACCTGGTGTTCAACTCCGCAGTCGCACGGACCGTCCAAGCGGTGGCTGTAAGTGCTGTCGGTGTTCACGTGGAGGCCACCGGCAAAATCGGTCCGCGTGCATCTCGCGTAGCGAGAGCTGGAGTCCAGGTATCCCCAGCAGCGCATCTTCTGGCCCTGCGGCAGTCGTGGGTGACTTCCGCAGACCGGGCAGGCGAAGGATGGGCTCCAGCGGCGGACCTGCGCGCCGTTGAGCGCGGAGGCCGCCGCCGGCCTGTCACTGGGCAGGTAAGCCTCGAAGTCCCAGGGGTCGAAGCGGTGGTCATCCTCCAGCCGCAGCAACTCGACAGGCCGCCGCTGCGCTTTTTTCGCGTTGAAGGTGCCGAACTCGGATCGGGAGTGGATATACGACTCCCAGCCCTTGACCATCGCTGCAGCGACCGCTCGGTCGGTGGCGCTCTCGAGGTTCCAGGGCTCGCGGAAGAGCCAGTACGCGTGGACTCCACCGCTGCCGCTGTCAACCAACATGCTCGGGCGGAGCGGCAGCCCGTCCAGGAGCTTGAGTATGTCCGCCTGGTCCGGGCCATCCGGGCTGGTGTCGAACTCTGCCCAGAGTCCCGGTATCGCGCTAACGGTGTCGGCCCCACCGCGCTGCCCTTCCCCAAGCGGCTCCGGGTGCAGGCCCATGCCGACGTAGAGGTCGTCTGGGTTGCTGCCGACAACCTCGAGGGCCGCGTCCACATCGCTGGTCGGAACCCAGAAGGTGTGCCGGCCGCGGAGCCGCCAGATAGGGAGGTACTGCTCCGCCAGCTCGCCGTCCGGCCATAGCGCCTTGAGGTACCGGGCCGGGGGCGCCACGGCCGCCATCACGCCGCCTCCCTCCGCGCCATCAGGACTGCATCGACGGCCTCGCCGATCAGCACCTCCAGCCGCTGCATGGTCAGCTCCGGGGTCGGAGAGCACCGGCTGCGGTGGCGATAGGGTCCCCTGGCCGAAGCGTGGACGCAGGTCCAGCCGACCCCGCCGTCGATGGTGACCTTGATGCGAGCCGAATGGGCGCGGGACAGGGCGGCGCCGATCATTTCCGCCTCCCGATCGTGGTAACGCTTTCTGCTGATTCACCGAGGACCTGCTTCATCGCAGCCACGACCTGGAGGGCGCCATAGGCCCGGATCACCCGCGCCAACTCGTCCTTGACGGGCCTGCGCGCTCTGGGCGCTGGTGGGTAATGCGAACGCACGACGGCGCGCACCTCGGCGGCGGCGGGCTGCACGAAGCGGGCAACCTCGACGGCCTCTTGCCATAGGGCGACCTTCTCGGGGATCGGCACGTCGAGGTCGACCAGGGGACGGATGGTTCTCTCAGAGGAAGGTGAAACCGTGGTTTCACCTTGGTTTAGCGCATCCACGAGCCTCGCCGCGCCGAGTAGCTGACGGACCCTTACCCGCGTGATCGGCACGCCGTGCGCCGTCAGGTGGCGCGCCGTCATCGCCTCGTCGCCTATCTTCTGCCGGCTCTTCTCGGCGTACTCGACCAAGTCGAGGTTCTCGCGCCAGAGCCTTTTGTCGACCATCTCCGCGAGCTGGGCTCCGATCTCCAAACTATTGCGCCACTGGTCAGCCACCAGTTCGCGGATGGCGTCGGTGGTGCGCCCCAGCGCGTCCACGTCAGCCCCTCCACTCGGCGCCGACTGCCGAGAGGTCGTGCTCCAACCTGGCCAGCGTGAGGTCGTAGAGAGCCTGGCAGACAACCCGCGGGAGGGCTCGGCCGCGGATGAGGTGGTACTGGGCGAGTGCCCGCCTGCGAGCGGCACGGGCGCGGTGGTCATTGCCGGGGATACCGGGCTGGGGTATGCTTCGACTAGTTGCGTTCGACACGGCGCAAAACTCCCGATCCTGAGGCCGTCCGGCATCAACTGGACGGCTTCAACTTTTCTGGCCGACATATCGCGGTCGGTTTCGCGGGGCGCGTATCGCCCGAGGCTGTGGCGAAGTTCCATCACACCGCGATGAGGTCATCGATCTGAGAGATGACCGGCGTGTTTTGGAGCGCAATGACCATCCGATGAAGCACCGCCTGGGTGACCGGCTTGCCGGTCATCACGTTCGAGACGGTGTTCGGAACGACGCCGGCGCGCACGGCGAACTCGGCCTGAGTTAGGCCCCGTCTGGCAAGCTCGGATTTGAGCCTGGATGCGTTGACCGTGACGGGCAAGGGCTCACCTCTTTAGGAACAGCGCCCCAGCGCGTCTAAGACGCAACTGGTAACGCGGTATTTCCCCAAGTGGTGGCCAGTTCTGCAAGTCCAGCAGTGGCTCACGCTCGAGTCCCAGGTCGGGGATCGTTGACGATCCCGATGGGAACAGCTGCGTGCCTGCTGGAGAAGCTCGGGCTCCGGGTTGGCTTCTTTCGCTACAAACCTAAACCTATTCCGCTCCTAAATCAACAGGAGGTCGGGCGCCTGGGACACCCAGTAAAAAGGTGTCTTTCTAGGTCGCCGAGGAGTTGCAGCAGGGAAATTGTCTATAGAAGCGGGTTGCCGATAGGAAGTGCTCTAGTTGAGATTGGGACACGCTCGGGTGGTAGATGACTTCCTTGGTAAGGAAGAGGTCTCGGGTTCAAGTCCCGAAGTGGGCTCCAGCGGGGTCTTGCAGCCCACCGTGCCGGCCGATGCATGGGAGGCGGGT